AAAAAGTGTTGGAGATAATACTACTATTGGTAATAATAATGGTTGGGAGTATTTGTTTAATTATTCTTTTATTCGTAATCGTTCTGAAGTATACACTAATAGAGATTTTTGGCTTAGATACTTAGGTAATAGTTTTGTTACTAAAATACAAATAAAAGATGATGAGAGTAGAGATCTAGAATATGCTTCATTAGATGCAAGGTTTAGAATTAATAAAGGGGCTTTTGATTTTACTATTGGTGGCGTAGTTAGAAGTCACCCAGTTTATGGTATAACTCCTATTGAGGATTTTTGGGTAAGTGGAGAAAGTGCTTTTCAAGAATTAGCAGAAGATTTTGGCTATTCAACTCAATTTGTATTTGGAAGTCATCATTGGTATAATGATGGGGAATTAATAGCAACTTCAAATGATGAGTTTTTTAAACATTATTTCGGATCAGCTATAGCACAATACAACCGAGAGCAATTAAACGCTTTAGGTAGCGTTTCTGAGCTTTCTGTGGTTATTGGAACAGCTTATTATTACTATAGTGATAAGTATTGGATTCATTCTTGGCTAAATGTTATGCCTTTTCACTATGGCTTAAATGATTATTCTTATGATTATCAAGGTGTTTCTACTGATGTTGATTTTGGTTTAGTAGCAGGTTGGAGAATCACAAGAAATTTAGGTGTATTTGTAGAGGGTACTTATTTAGAGTTTTGGGAAAAGCCTATACAAGAGTTCAAATTTGGGTTTAATTATTTAATATTTTAGTTATGAAGAAATTGTTAGTATTATTTTTAATTTTTAGTTATGGGTTTAGTCAAACAAATTGTGAGTTATGTGTTGAGCAAAATGGGTTTTTTTGTGGTAATGATGAGGCTAATTGGACACAGTATTCTCCTAATGGTTGTGTACCTAATGGCTATAATAATCTCTATTATCTTAACGATGGTTGGTTAGATTGTGTAGATGGATCTGATGAGGCAGATGCAGTACCAACAACATTAGAAGATTGTGCTGTATTTGATTATGTGCCTTGTGATACTGTATATGTAGAAGTGCCAATTATAGACACTTTGTATGTTACAGAATATATTGACTGTATATCAGGATTACCTTGTGGAAATACAGCTATTTTAGAGCTACTGCAAAAAACGAAAAACAGCAATAAAATATATAATTTAAATGGAAAAGAAATATATAGGAGAGAAAACTTATATATAGAAGATGGGAAAATTAACTTTAAAATAAAATAAAAAAATGAAAGAATTAATTTTAAAATTTGTTAAAAGCAGAAAGTTTTGGTATGGTTTTGTAACACTTATGCTAATACTTTTTTCTGATAGTTTTGGAATAAGTGAAACTAAGATGAATACTTTAGTAATTGTTACTGTAGCTTTAATTATAGGGCAAGGAATTAGTGATAGAAACTGTAATAAATGTTAAACTATGGCAACAGAGGTATCTGAGAACAGTAAATTTGTACTTTCGTTAAAATCTATAGCTACTATAGTAGCATTAGTTGCAAGTTTTATAGGTATGTATTATTCATTAAGTATGGAAATAGAGGCTGCAAAGGAGCTACCTAAAGTAGTCATTCCAGATCCTGAAATAACAAGGCAGGAACTTGATTTAAAATTAGAGCTTATAAGTACTACAGTTATGAGTAATGCAGAAAAATTAGGAAAAATAGAAACGCAGGTTGAGAAGATAGAGGAGAGAGTATACGAGCTTAAATGAGATACCTTTTTTATATATTATTATGGGTAATGCCTTATCAATGTCTGAGCCAATCGCTTATTGACAAATCTCAACTCAAAGAGGCTCAAATGTCCACAGAGCCTATAGTAGTTGAGTTTTGGGCAGATTGGAACGACAGTAACAAATGTCATTTCTTAAGCAGTCTTAAAGACTGTAGGAAGTACAGAATATGTATAGAGGACAATCCTGACTTGGCAGAATCTTACAAGATAAAGGTGTTACCTACAATAATAGTTTTCAACAAAACAGAAGAAATAAAAAGATTTAAAGGTAATCTTATGTTTCAGTTAGATGTTGAAAAACAAGAAATTCAAGCTGTAATAGACAGCATTATAATCTCTAAATTTAGATAATGATTTTATCAAAGAATTTTACACTACAAGAATTTACTAAAAGCGTTTCAGCAATTAGAAATGATATAGATAATTCTCCAAACGCTGAACATATACGAAATATACAGCTATTAGTTAAATATGTCTTACAGCCACTTAGAGAGGGTTTAAACAAGCCAATAAGAATTACAAGTGGTTATCGTTCAGAAAGCTTAAATAAGCTTATAAAAGGCTCTAAAAAAAGCCAACATTGTAAAGGGCAGGCAGCAGATCTTCAATTTAAAGTAGATGGGGTAATGGATAATAAGGCTATTTGGGATAAGGTTATAGAGTTAGATTTGCCTTTTGACCAAATGATAAACGAGTTTAATTATTCTTGGATTCATATAAGCTATAACCACGAATATAACAGAAAATCATTATTAGAGGCTTATAAAGAAAGTGGAAAGACTAAATATAAATATCACACAATAGAAAAAGGGCTATGAAAATACTAAAAACAATATTTGGAGATGGGGCAGGTCAATTAGTAGAATCTGTAGGGGGTGTATTAGACAATCTAAGCACATCTAAGGAAGAAAAACTAGAAGCCAAAAGAAAGATTAAAGAGCTTATGGTAAATCACCAGGTAGAGGTAGAAAAGAATGTAAGCGAAAGATGGAAAGCAGATATGAATAGTGATAGTTGGTTATCTAAAAATGTACGCCCACTTGTGTTAGTGTTTACTATTGCTTGTACTATGCTACTTGTGTTCATAGATAGTGGTAGTATAAAATTTCAAGTAGAAGAAAAATGGACAGATCTATTACAATTAGTTTTAATAACTATTATTGGAGCTTATTTTGGTGGCAGATCGGTTGAGAAACTTAAAAAATAAATTATCAAAAAAGAATATAGACTTAGATTAACTAAAACAGAACACGATCTTATACAGGAAATGAGAGTTTCTGAGGGTGGTGTTGTAAATAATGTTTTAGTAATAGGAGATTTACACGAGCCTTTTTGCTTAGATAAATACTTAGAATTTTGTGTGTCTAAATATGAGCAGTTTGATTGTACAGAAGTAGTATTTATTGGTGATATTATTGATAATCACTATAGTAGTTATCACGAAACTAACGCTGATGGTATGGGTGGGGCTGATGAATTAGAATTAGCTATAGAAAGAATAGCAAGATGGTATAAAGAATTTCCAAAAGCTACTGTAATCATAGGTAATCACGATAGAATGGTAATGAGAAAAGCTCAAACCTCATCAATACCTAGTAAATGGATCAAAAGTTATAAAGAAGTCTTAGAAGTGCCTAATTGGAGCTTTGTAGAAAGGTATGTTAAAGATGGTGTTCAATATTTACACGGAGAGGGTGGTACAAGTCGTACTAAATGTAGGGCTGATATGATGAATACAGTACAAGGGCATTTACATACTCAGGCTTATTGTGAGCATTATGTAGGGCAAAACTTTAGAATCTTTGGTATGCAGGTAGGCTGTGGTATTGACTTCAAACAATATAGCTTTGCTTATGCTAAGGCAGGAAAGAAACCTGCTATAGGTTGTGGCGTAGTGCTAAACAACGGAAAACTTCCAATAAATCTACTTATGGAATTATAATATTCTCATCTGTAAGTATAAAAAAACATTAATATTTATTAAATTATTTTTTTATTTATAAAAAAAGTTATAAATTAGCTTCATACAACTTAAAAATGTAATAAGCAATTAAAGTTGTTTGCTTAATTAAAAATTAAAACTAAAAGAGAAATGAAACAATTATATAAAACATATACAAGTGGCAAAGTAAAAATCATATTATTTGATGAAATTTGCTTAGGATATAAAAGAACTCAAAGAATGTCTACAATAACACAGTCTAAATTTTCAGAATTAGAGGACTGGTTGAGAGAAAGCAAAAAACATAGTATATCAATTTTGTTAGAAGATGGTAGTAGATTGTCATTTTCAGCTGATTCATATACACTTTAAATAATATTAACTAAAAACTAAAAGAGAGATGAAAAACAAACAAGAAATTATAGAATATTTTAACAAAATATCTACAGATCTAGATTTTTATATTATGGATCATTTAACAGAATATGATTTAGATGATATAGAAGATTTTGATGATCTAATGGAGATACTAAGAAGTGATGGGGCTTTTGATATAGAAATTATATATTATCATAAGGCTATAAAGTATTTACAAGAAAACGATCCATCTTTAACCGAAAGCCTAAATATAGCTAATGGTATTGGGTATAAAACTTGTGATTTAAATTCTGAGCTGTTGGCTAGTTTGTTAGCAAGTCAAAATGCAGAAGAAGAATTTTATGATTACGAGGAACAAATAAATGAATTTTTAACTAATAAATTATAAAAAATGAAAAATATTAATAAAATGCTTAACGATTCTATGAATAAGTTAAAAGAATTACAAAAAGAAAGAGATAGTATAAGTGAATTTGATAGATATATGGAAGAATATAGAAGAAAATCAGCTCGTTCTAAAGAACTAAGTAAACCTGAATACTATAATACTATAAGGGCTAAGTGGAGAATAGATTATATAGAGTATGTTGGTAGAGTTATAGAGATTGCACAGGATCATATTACAGGAGATAATTTTAGTGATTTACCTAGTAGTAGGTACGAGAGTTCTGTTTTTACAGGTACTAAAAAAGAGTTTGATGATATGATGAGTGTTTTATATACAAAGCCTCATAACCAAATTAAAATAATAGGCACTTCTTTTTATGAAGATATTATACAAGGGGCTTATGGAGAAGATATAGATCACGAGGAAGTAATGAGAGAATATGAGGACTATTTAAAATCTAAGGAATAATGGCAGTACAATATATAGAAACATCAGAGCTAACTACTTTTGCTTGTGATGGGGAAGATACTCATATAGGGGGGTATGATGATAATGGTAATGAAGTAATAATAAAAGTAAATACCTATCAATTATTACATACTTTAGACATACCTTATATGAAAGAAAAGTTAAACAAATACATAAACAAGATATGACACAAAAAGAAACACTATTAAAATACCTAAAAGAGAATGGGAGTATTACTTCTTTAGAATGTGTTACCAAGTTATTTATAATTGATTTACAAGGTGTAGTAAGGGATCTTAAGCAAGATGGTTACACAATTTTAAGTCACTGGATAAAAAAAACTAATATGTATGGACAAAAAAAAAGGTTTAAGGCTTATTATTTAATTCAAGATTCTGTTGATTTTGCAAATTATAATCAGCTTAGAAATCTATTAAAAAATAAACACTTATGTTAAATTTTATATATATTTATAAAAAGATATTGTTATGGTAAATATAAATATAAAAGAATTAGCCGAGCATCTAGCTCTTGAAAAATGTAAAGATATATATGGAGATCATCACGAAACTTTGTATGTAAATAATTATCACGAATTTAGAGGATATGTATTAAGACCTGCTGTTAAAATAACATTTAACAAAATGTATAACAAATACTTTGATACAATAAACTCACTAATAAAAAAACAAGATGAAATATAAAGTATTAAACACGAGCCAAGATATAAGGGAATCTATCTACAGGCTAATGATTAGGAATAAAATCAGAAAGGTAGAACTTGCTGATAAAATGGGTTTGTCTTACCCAAGTATATTAAATAAAATAGAAAGTCCAGGAACATTTAAGGTTTCAGAGCTTTTAGAATTATGTAATATATTAAATGCAGATATTAACGAATTATTAATTAAATACTAAATAAAATGTCAAAATCAAAACTTACAAATATTCAAGCTAATGGTAATTGGAAAGACTTTTACAAGTTTGATGTAGAATTTGAAGATGGTACTATGGGTACTATTTTTAAAAAAAGCTCAGATCATAAACTAGAAATAGGAAAAGAATATAACTATTCTAAGAATGACAAAGGATCTATTAAAATTATACCTGAGGGTGGTGGCTTTACTACTAATTACACTAATAATGATGATAGACAAAAGTATATCATTAGACAAAGTATGTTAAAAGCAGCAGTAGACTTTCATTCAGGATCTAGCTGTACTACAGCACAAGTAATAGATACAGCAGAAGAATTTGAGGAATGGGTACTAAATAAAAAGAAACCAGTTGAAGTGCCTTTTTAACAACTTTATGTTAATAAGTTTATTGTAAATAAAAAAAATTTTACATAATTAAATTATAAATTAAATAACCAATATGAAAAAATCAGCATTAGCATCTTCACCTTTCCTTATTCTTAATAAATCTCTTTTAGTAGTTCTAGGTGTTGATGCTAGTGTTGTTCTATCTCACTTATATCAACAACAACAATATTTTAAGGATAACAATAAATTAGTTGCAGGAATGTTTTACTGCACAACAGAAAATATAAGCTGTGTTACTACCCTTTCCTATTACCAGATTAAACAAGCTATAGCTACGCTTGTGAAGTGGGGTATATTAGAGGTAAAAAGAAAGGGTATACCAGCTAAATTGCATTTTAAATTAGATGAGGATCAGTTATTAAAAAACTTAATATCTAATAATAAAAAAAATAATATACTTGATTGTGAAGATTTTAGCAACAGGATGTTAAAAAAATCCAAAACATTAAATAATAATAAAGAAATAAGAATAAATAATAATAATAGTATATCTCCAAAAGATAAATTTTTAAATGATTTAAAAACATTAGAGCCTAAAGACTATGTAGAAGATTTTGTTGATTATTGGACAGAAGAAAACAGTAGAGGCAAAATGAGATGGGAACTAGAGAAAACTTGGAATACATCTTTACGATACAAAAGGTGGTGTAGAAACAATGCGAAGTTTGAAAAAGGAAATAAATCATCAGAGCCTAATTTTCCTGACTATTATGATGTTCACTTTGCTAAAAGGCTTGAGCAAGATCAAACTGCATTATCATCTTATTATAATCATTTAAGATCTATAGGCTATGAAAAGAAAGTAAATAGCTATGATGGTAAAATTAAATGGATTAGAAGATGAATATAATAGTCAATATAATATGGAATGGACTAATGCTTGGTGTAAGGCACTTTGAAGCTGATAAAAACCACCCTTATTTTGAAATGAGAATATATTTACTTTTAATACAACTAACAATATTTATAGACAAAAGGAAATGAAAGAAGTAGAATTACAGAACGAAATAGTTACTTATTTAGATCATACAGGAATTTTGTACACCTGCACATTAGGTGGTGTGTTTTTAGGTAGGGCTAATTGGAAACAAAAAAGAATGATAGCAAGGCATTATAAAAAAGGTGTTCCTGATGTTTTAATTTTCGAGCCATCTAACAACAATAAATATAATGGGCTTATGGTTGAGCTTAAAGTAAAAGGTAATTACCCTACAAAAGAACAGAAAGATTGGATAGCTAAACTAAACGCAAGAGATTACAAGGCAGTAGTGTGCAGATCTTTAGCAGAATTTATAGAAATAATTAAAGCTTATTTTAATGAAGAAATATAAAAATATAGAAAGACCTAAACATATGGTATATACTCATTGTTTTTTGTTTTTTGTTGATGATGGTATAAAAGGAGAAACTTTTGTACATAGAGATTTAGAAACAGATTTTGAGGGAATAGATTATGATAAATATATAGACAGAAAAGTTCAAGATCTATATTCAAAATATAAAACAAATGTAAAAATAGAGGGTAGTAGGTTAGGGCTTTGGGAGTATGAAGAATTAATAAAAATAGGTGTGCCTAAATTGTGTTAATATTAAACAAATATATAAACAAAAATTATACCAAACTAACAGAAATTAGCAGAAAGCTAACTAATGAAAGATACCCTGACTATGAAGATTTGTTACACGAAGTTATTTTAGGTATTTATAAAAAAGAAAAGAAAATGGTGAGTGGGCTGATAGAAAGACAAGAGATGTTATATTTTTTGGTTAGAATGATGATTAATCAGTACCACTCATCTACATCTTCTTATTATTATAAATACAAAAGGCATTATACAGTGAGAAAACAATATAAAGAAAATTATATTTTAAATAAGAGAGGGGCTATAAAAATTGACAATTTAGACTATCTTATGCAAATGGAAGAAAGGCTTAATTGGATAGATGAAAAGTGTAAAAACTTAAATTGGTTTGATGTTCAAATATTTAAAATATATTATTTAAATGAATTTAGCCTAACTTCTATGCAAATGGCTACAAAGATTAATAGAAATACAATAGGCAAATCAATTAGAATTGTAAAAAATTATTTAAAAAATGAAAGAAAAAAGTAAAGGACTAGGAGATACTATAGCAAAGATTACAAAGGCTACAGGAATAGACAAAGTAGCTAAGGCAGTATTAGGAGATGATTGTGGTTGCGAGGAAAGAAGAAAACAGCTTAATCAAATGTTTCCAAGATTTAAAAACATAAGACAATTTACAGAAGATGAAATAAAAATATATGAAGAAGTTTTTCCTTTGCAAAGTAGTGCAACAATGACACCAGGTGAAAGGCAAGTTATATCAGCATTATACAAAGGTGTGTTTGGATCTAACCCACAATGGAAAAGCTGTAGTCCTTGTAATGCACAAGTATTAAAGAATTTAAAAAAGGTATATGAAAAATCTTGTAAGCTATGAGAAACCACACTAAAGTCTATATGACTTTTTTTTGGCTTGATGAAAGTGATTATGTTGCTTGTGAGATGTGTGGTGCTGAGGGAAAGGATATACACCACATAAAAGCAAGAGGCTTAGGTGGATCTAAATGTATGGATTATATAGAAAATTTAATTTGTTTATGTAGAGAATGTCATACAAGAGCAGAAACAGATAAAGAGTTTAACACATACTGTAGAATACAGCATTTAGAAAATATTAATAAATACTTATATGAAAATGAAATTAACAAAAATAAACAAAATTGAGGCAAGTAAATTAAATAATAATTTAGAAAACCCTAGAATAATTAGAAGTGAAAAATTTAAAAAATTAGTGCAGAGCATTAAAAATTTTCCTGAAATGTTAAAAATTAGACCTATTGTTGTAAATAAAGATCTTGTTGTACTTGGTGGAAATATGAGGCTAAGAGCTTGTATTGAAGCAGGTATAAAAGAAGTGTATATACAGGAAGTAAATCTATCTAAAGAAAAAGAAAAAGAATTTATTATAAAGGACAATAGCTCTTTTGGAGAATGGGATTGGGATATTTTAGCAAATGAGTGGAATGTAGAAGAATTAAAAGATTGGGGTGTGAATATACCAAAATGGGAAGATACAAATTTTGATAGTGACATTGAAGATACAGGCGACTATGATTACCCTGATGATGAAAATTTAGACACGAGCCACGTCAAAATGGTGCAATTATTTTTAAACACAAAAACAGAGCCTAAATTTAAGCAATACGAGTTAAAATTAAGGGAAAAATATAAAACAGAAAACTTAACTGATACTGTGTTTCATTGTATAGAAAAAGAATTTAAAAACTTATGAAAAAAATAAAAATAAAACCAAGACTTACAGATAAGGAAACAGATAAACTAAGAGGCGTATTATTATCTGAAAAAGATTACAACACTTTTATAAATTATGATGCTGATGTATACTGTGAAGAAACTAATAAATGTATAGCAAAGTTTAGAAAAAAAATAATTCCTGGAAACATTGCAAAACAGGCTTACGAAGTTTTAAAGTCAGTAGCAACACAATCAACAAATAGAGGTGCAAGTGCAGGGTTAAAAGAAAATGGTAAAGCTACAGCATTAAATATAAGAAAAAAAGATGGGGTTAGATCTAACACAAATTATTCAGGATCTGTAAACAGTGGTATAATTGGTTACTTTGATAGGAATGCAAGATTCCCTTATTGTAGGCAAACAGCATTTAATGAAAAACAATTTGAAAAGTTTAAAAAAGCATACCCTATTATAAAATTAGTAGACACAAAGTATTCAGAATTAATGCCTGAACACTACGCACTACAACGCAAAATAGCAGATGAAACAAGCCAAGATTTTGTTATAAAAAATACTGCATTTACTACAGTAACAGTAAATAAAAATTGGCAAACAGCAGTACACACAGATAAAGGTGATTATGCAAAAGGTTTTGGTAATTTAGTAGTATTAAGAAAGGGTAGGTATACAGGAGGCTATTTCGTTTTACCAAAATGGGGAGTTGCTTTTGATTTACAGAACTGTGATTTATTATTAGTAGATGTACATCAATGGCACGGAAACACACCTATAAACAAAATTGATGAAGATGCAACAAGGGTTAGTCTAGTTATGTATTACAGGGAAAATATGATAAGTTGTGGTACAGCAGATGAAGAAGTTGAAAGAGCTAAAAACAGAAAGTCAGGTGATAAGTTAAATTAATATGTTAAGTTTTAGAGAGTTTTCAAAACAAATAATAGAAACAGGTGATATAGATCCTGATTACATATTAATTAGAAAAAAGTGTAAAGAGTATGGTTGGGGTAAAAAACAGATGTTTAATTGGATATTGCACAAATTAGTTATTTACGATAGCTATTCAGAATTACAGGTTATAAAGAAAGAAAAAGATATTTTTGATGTTAAGTATGGAACTGAAAGAAGAAAGTCAAAAAGGTTTGCAAAAGATTATTTAAATAACATACAAAGAGCTTTTATAGATATTGATGTGGACAAGTTCTTCACACAAAAAGGTTATATAGTTTTCAGTAAAATAAAAACTATAAAAGGTTTTGGATCTTGGGCAGCTTGGAAGTTTATGGATCTTATGAGCTGTTGTTATGGTTTAGATGTAGATTTTGAAACAATAGACTTTAGAAAAGCTTACACATTTCCTTTAAAAGGTTTGTTGATGATAAACGATTTACCAGAAGATGTAAAAATATTACAAGACACAAAGTTGTATAAAAAATTAATGCATAATGCAAGTGAAATGATACAAGGATTAGAAACTTTAAATTCACCACACAATAATAATAGAGGTTTAAGAATTAATGAGGTAGAAACTTTATTGTGCAAATACCACTCATACAAACACAATAAATATAAAGTGGGGCAAGATATAGAGCATTTAAATAAAAGATTCAACGAATGTATAATATAGTAGGTGCAGGTTTAGCAGGATCTATGTTAGCAAAAGATTTTGACAACAAAGGAATACAATATAGAATTTTTGATGCAAGATTAGAATTTTCAGCTTCAATTATAAGTGAAAATTTATTTAGCGACACTTGGCTAAAAGATGTAAGCTATATTAAAAGCTCATTAGATTTTATACACAATAATTATAAAGTAGAAAAAAGATTGTTTGTAAATAAAAACATAAAAAAAGAATTATATCATTTACCTATACCTGAGGTATTAAGACAAGATTACATTAATGAAAAAGTAATTAAAGCTACAAAAGAGGGAGTACAAACAAAAGAAAATTTTTATAAAGGCAAAAACATAATTTGTGCAGGGTTTTTAGCTAAAAAATTATTCAACTTACCTAATTTAGATGCTTTAACAGGGCATGGATTTTTTATTAAAAAAGAAATTAAAGAAGATTACATAAACACATATAGACCTTATACACACGAAAAGCTTATGAATTGGCATAATAACTTAGTTTGGTATGGCGACAGCACAGCTATAAAGCATAATAATTATATGAAAAAAAGAAAATCATATATTAAAAACAGTATAAGCAGGTTAAGAAAGTTAGGTATAAATAAATACGAAAGAATAGTGTATGGTGCAAGACCTATGAATACACAAAACGCTAGACAAGGTATGTTAGTAAAAATAAACAATAACAATATAATAATGAATGGTGGTTGGAAAGATGGATTAGTTATTTACCCTTATTTAATAAGTAAAATATATAAAATGTTATGATAATTGCATTAGGAGGAGAGCCTGCAACAGGCAAAACAACAATATTAAAAAAAATAATTAAAAGCTATTTGCCCTTTAAAAGTTTTAAGTATGGGCTAGTAAGGGGCATAATGAATGATAAGTTAAATGTTGTAGGGATCTATGACAATAGCCTTTTTAGTGGAACTGACAAACTTTCTATGGCTGTGCAACCTCATTTCCTTAAATTTGCTGAAAAGCGTTCTAATGAAGTTATTTTGTTTGAGGGTGATAGATTGTTTAATCAAAGCCTATTTGAAAAGTTAGATTGTGAAATAATAGTAATTAAAGCCGATAAAGAAGAAGTTAGCAAAAGGCACATACAAAGAAAAGACACACAAACAGAAAAGTTTATAAAAGCAAAAAGAACTAAAATAGAAAACATAATACAGAAAAATAAAGTAACAATATTTAATAACAATAACGATAAAGAGCAAGAGCAAATTATAAAACACATTAAAACTCTAATAAATGAACAAAACCGAACACACTAAAAAAGCCTTATTAGACGCTTTAGAGAAATCTTTAGGCGTTGTAACTACTGCTTGTAAAAAGGTAGGGGTAGGTAGAACAACATATTATGAATGGTATAATAACGATCCTGAATTTAAAGATAAAGTAGATGAACTCAAAAATGTAGCTTTAGACTTTGCAGAAAGCCAATTACATAAACAAATACAAAGCAATTCAACTGCTGCAACTATATTCTATTTAAAAACTCAAGGAAAGAAAAGAGGCTATATTGAGAAACAGGAAATAGATCTAACAAGTGGAAATGAACAAATAAATAAAATTGAAATTGAAATCGTTAAGTCTAAAGGGAACAGTAGTTCTACAGAAAAATCTTAATGCATCTACAAGGATAGTAGTAAATCAAGGTGGAACAAGGAGTAGCAAAACTTATTCTTTAGCACAGTTAATTATTCTTAAAGCTCTACAGGAACAGGGAAAGGTATATACAATCTGCAGAAAGACTTTACCTGCTCTAAAAGGTACTGCTTACAGGGATTTCTTTAATATCTTAGAAGAACATAATTTGTATAACCCTAACAAACACAATAAGTCAGAACTAACTTACAAATTAAACAACAATGAAATTGAGTTTATTTCAGTAGATATGCCTCAGAAAATAAGAGGAAGAAAAAGGCATATACTTTGGCTTAATGAGGCAAATGAGTTCAGCTTTGAAGATTGGGTACAGTTAAGCCTTAGAACAACAGAAAATATATATTTAGACTTTAACCCATCTGATCCTTATAGTTGGATTTATGATAATGTAATGAATAGAGAAGATTGCACTTTTATTAAATCTACTTATTTAGATAACCCTTTTTTGCCTAATGAAACAATAAAAGAAATAGAAAGGCTTAGAGATTTAGATAGTAACTATTGGAAAATATATGGACTAGGGGATATGGCACAACCTACTGAAACTATATTTAGACAGTTTGAAATAGCTAATAATGTGCCTAATGAAGCTCAGTTAATAGCAATAGGAATGGATTTTGGCTATAGTAACGATCCTACAGCAATAGCAGAGGTATATAAATTAAATAATGATTTGTATATAAATGAACTAATTTACAGCAAAGGTTTGACTAACCAAGATATAGCACAGAAACTAAGAGAACTAAATATAACAAGGCAAACAGAAATAATTGCAGATTCTGCTGAGCCTAAGTCAATAGAAGAACTGCATAGACAAAACTTCAACATCAAGGGAGCAAAGAAAGGGGCAGATAGTATTAATATGGGTATAGATATTTTAAGGCGTTTTAAACTACATTTGACAAAGAATAGCACTAATGCATTAAATGAGTTTAAATACTACAAATGGCTTACTGATAAGAATGGGCATATAGTAAATAAACCTGCTACAAACCAACAAGATCATATAATTGATGCTGTTAGATATGTAGCCCTAAATAAGTTAATGACTAATTATAGTGGACAGTACTATATTTTATAAACGATAATTACAAATTTATATATATAATTAAATGGAAAGAATAAAAAGAAAAGTAGCAGTACCAAATGATTGGAGTGGTATTTCTATAAGAATGTACCAAGATTTTGAGGAGATCAAAAAGAAGAATTTAGAGGAGAGTGATTTTAATTTAGAAGTATTAAGTGCTATTTGTGGTATAGAAAAAGAATTAGCAACACAACTAGAAGTTAATAGCTTAAAAAAAATATTTAAAACCCTTTCTTTTTTGAACAAGGAAATGCCTGACACAAAAGAGCTAATTAAAAGGGTAGAGTGGAAAGGTAAAAAATATGGTTTAATACCAAACTTTAGTGAGATAAGTATGGGTGAATATATTGATATTGAGGAGTATTGTAAAGATGCAGGAAAAAATTTACACAAGATTATGAGTGTATTATATAGACCTATAGTAAAGGAAACTAATACAAGGTATAGCATTGAGGCTTATGCACCTAATGAAGAAAAGGAGCAGGAATATTTAGACTTTCCTATATTACCCTCAGTATCTTCACTGAGTTTTTTTTTTCGTTTAGGCAAGATACTACCAAGCGTTTTGGACAAATATTTGAAAAAGGAGAGGGAGAAGTTGAGGAAAAAAGCTTAGCAGGTAAATGGGGTTGGTATAATTTAATATTTGGCTTGTGTAATGACAATATTCTAAATATTAAAAAAATAACAGAATTAGAACTTTATTTAGTATTAACCTATTTATGCTACCAACAAGATAAAACAAACATACAAAAAAACAACTATGGTAACATTAAAAAACATAATTGATGACTTGAGCAATATAGCTACTAATCATTATTTAATAAGCTCCTTTCATTCAGGATTTTTAGATGAAGTAGATATAAACAAATTAAATCAATCTGACTACCCTATACTATATTGTGAGCCTGGTACTGCAAATATAGATAAAGGTGTTTTAACATACTCATTTACAATCTTTGTATTAGATATGCTTAAAGAAGATTTGACAAACAGAAATTATGTTTGGACAAATACTTTAGAAATTACACAAGATATTATAGCAGAATTTAGACAGAATTTAGCATTACAAACATCAGGTGCAGATAGTGGTAAAAAGTTAAGCTATGTGCCTGATGAGGCAGTTTTAGAGCTACCTATAAGCACAGATCCTTTTACTGCAAGATTTGCAAATACTTTAACAGGTTGGAGTACATCTATATCTATACAAGTAAATAATGCTAATAATCTTTGTAATGCACCTATTAACCCATCAGATAATAACCCTAACACATAATGGCAGTATTATTAAGACTTAGGGGTACAGATGGAAAGTATGTTAAAGGCAAGGCTAACAACTTGGAAAAATCAATGACTAAATTTGCCTCTAATGTAATAAAAGAGGGTAGAGCTATTTTAAACCAAGAAAAAAAAAGAACAACAAATACTCTTTTTAATGAATTTAGCTATCAAATGACAAGCACAGATAGCACTATAACATTAGGCTTTGATTTTGGCGAGGCTAGTGATTATTGGCAGTTTGTAGATCAAGGTGTGCAAGGTGTAGGTGGTTTTAAAGGAAGTGGTAGGGCTATGGGTGCAGGAAGTCCTTTTAGATTTAAATACGCTAATCCTGGTGGTGCTATGGTTGAATCTATAAAAGGTTGGATAAAGAACAAGCCTGTAAGCTTAGGTAATATGAATGAGAATAGTGCAGCTTGGGCAATAGGTTACTCAATTAAAAGGAGAGGCTTACAAAGAACAATGTTTTATAGTAGACCAGTAGAGAAAGCAATACAAAAACTCCCTGATGAGGTTTTAGAGGCTTTTAGATTAGACTTTAGTAAAATAATAGATAAATTACCTAACAAGATAATAATTAAATAAATGGCAGTAACAATAACACAGAAACCTAATAAATTAGCAGCATCTTATAGTCCTATGATTTTTGTACTATCAGAAAGCTCATCAGCTATATATAATGGGTTTAAATTTAGATATATAGCACAAATATTTATTAATGATGTAGAAAAGGCTAAATTAAAACTGCATAAAAACGCTAGTGATGACTGTGTTGTAGATATATCAAAGATAGTCAGAACTTATTTAGAAACACAAACTGAAAATGTTGGAAACGATCCTGCAACTTATACAGGATCTATACACGAAATAGGTGTTTCATCTGCAGGTGAGCAATTTTCAAGAAACAGCAATCAGCTTTGCAAGGTTACATTAAAAGCAGGACACGAGGTTGCAACTTCTGCTACTGCTGCACCATCTGAAAGTTTAAATGCAGATAGTGATACAATATATGCTATACCTGCAACAACACCTCACACGAAGACAGCGACTAATGTAGGTGGCTTAGATGTAGATGGTACAAATAATCCACTAAAATTTTTTGAAAATAACCTAACATCAGAAGATAGCTATAGCTTTTTAACCAATGCTCCTACAGTACAATTTGTTAGAGGAAGTAGCACAAGTGCTGACAACAAAGATCTATTAACAGTATGCTTTAAACAAGGGGCTAATGCAGATGGTAGCTTATTTGATTTTGGCGAAAAAATAGACTTTATGAAAGTAGTTTATTATGATTCTTCTGGTAACGCTATAACAGGAACATCAGGTACAGCAAATTATTACACTTTTGCAAATAACACAACTGAGGGTGGGGCATCTGCATCACAGGCAACTACAGTAGAAGAATCAATATTATATTTTGGTTGTGGTACAAGAAATTTAGAAGTACAAGACTATAATACTGATGCAAGACCGAGTAATCACGCTAACTGGGCATATTATACAATATCAGGTGAATATGCATCTTCTTCACTTGATAATTTAAGGGTAACTAAAAAATATTATTTTTATAGATATGGTAGTGGGGCTACTGTAGATGATAGACATCAAAGCTGCACAAGATATGATAATGTTAGACTTGCTTGGCGAAATAGATTAGGGGCTTGGGATTACTTTAACTTTAGAGGAAAATCAATAGAGAGCTTAGATATAAAAAAAGAATCTATGTCAAGCGTAGCAGGTACTTGGGATAGCACAGCTTTTAGTTATGATAACTGGGATAGGGGTGCAGGAACATTATATACAGAGGCTAAAAGAAAACTTACCATTAATAGTGATTGGCTTAATGAAGATGAGGCAGTATGGCTAGAAGAATTATTTACAAGCATTAATGTACAAATAATTGATGACAGCGATGTAATATACCCTGTTGTTTTAACAGATAAATCATACACAAAAAAAACAAGTGTAAACAATAAAATAAAAATACAGTACACTATTAAATTAGAGTACGCTAATAAAGTAAGAACAAATAGCTAATGGACATAAGATTAGTAGCATATCGTAGAAACCTATCAACAGATAGTACATATAACATAAAAGAGTTTGAATTAGATTTACAAAAAAACCCTAATATTGTAGTTAATTATAATTGGATAGATCTTAAAAGCCCTGAAAAAAGAAAATCGAGTTTTAGCCAAACAATTAAGCTACCCTTTACAAATAGAAACAACAAATTCTTTGAAAATTGGTTTGATGTTAATTTAGACACATTAGTTTATAATACAAAGAAAAAATTTGAAGCTATATTATATATAGATAGCGTACAGCAATTAAAGGGCTTTATAGAATTAAAATCTATTTACCTAAATGCAAAATTATATGAGGTAGCTCTTTTTGGTGATACAGCAAACTTTTTTACTGATATAAAAGACAATAGATTAAAAGATGCTTTTAGAACTCAAGATACAACAAACCCAAGTTTATTTATAGAAGATAAACAATTAGATCATAAACTAACCTTAGCTAATATTTATAATAGTTGGGGAACAGGATTAACTACAGTAGAATCTACTACTACTAATGATATTATGTACCCTATAATAGACTGGGGGCATACACAAGT